CCAAGGATGGATTCTGATCCTCGTTCTGGCCGGAGCCGCTGGATGGTTCATCGCCAAGGACGTGGCCGAGATGCCAAACGCCACAGAACGGGCCATAGACGCCCACAATGCCATAATGGATAGGATACGCCCATGACCGACATGACCGCCCACCTGACCCGCCAAGCTGCCTTCAGCCGGGCCACCTTCGGCCCCGGCCCCCGCACAGAGGGCGTCACGAACCACATCGGCAAGGAACTCGTCGAAGTCGCTCGCGCCTACGAGGGGGCCACACCGTCGCCCGGAGGGACGGCGCACATGGACGCCGCTGCGGAATGGACTGACGGGGCTATCCTCGGCCTCGACGGTCTGACGCGCGCCATATGGGCCGCGCAGCCCGGTTGGACCGCCGACATGGTGGCCCTCGAACAGATCGTGTCGAAGGGCGCGGTCCAGATGGAAGAATTGCGCACCGCAGACCCGACAAAAGCTATCGAGCATACGCGCGGTATCGAAGACTGAAAAGTTGGGAGGACCGTCGGCCCGTGAAAAACAACGGCCCTCCCCGTGGCTCCGGGTTTGAACCCAGCCAACCAGCAAGACCACTACTACATCAGATTGAAAGGACGATCAATGTCTAGCAGCACCAAGAAAGTCGGCGCGTTCGGGGCCGTAGCCTCGGAACCCGCAGGGAAGAAGGCCAAGGCCCCCAAGGCCAAGTTCCCGACCAAGGCCGCCATGAAGAAAATGTCCGCCGAGAAGCGGGGCTATTGGGAACGCCGGATCGCAGATTCCGCAATGCCGAACTGGTGGAACAACCCGGCCACGGTTCAGATGCGGGCAGGGCGTGTCAAAGCCAAGGACCCCGTGCCGATGACCCGTCAGGTTCGCCGCCAGAAGGAACGTCGCGAGTTCTGCCAGCCGCTCAACGTCTTGGGCGCTGAATGGGAATCCAAGATCAAAGCCGACCGCAAGACGGCCCGGATGGAGGCAGCCTAATGGGGAACGATCAAAGAGAACTTGCCGCCGCCATTGAGGACGGAACGGCCATCCCTTGCCTCGACCACGGGTTCGTCCGGGTCGTGGACAAGATGGGCGACGATCCGGCCATCGTGCAGGCGGCCCGCGTCAGCTATGGCGTCGGCACCAAGACGCCGCAGGACGACCGTGGCCTGATCCGCTATCTCATGCGCCATTGGCACACCACACCGTTCGAGATGTGCGAGATCAAGCTGCATGTGAAGCTGCCGATCTTCGTCGCCCGGCAGTGGATTCGCCACCGCACGGCCAACGTGAACGAGATGTCCGGGCGCTACTCTGTCATGCCGAACGAGTTCTACGTTCCGAACGTCGATGCCATCTTGCCCCAGAGCAAGGCGAACAAACAGGGCCGGGACGGGGAACTGCCCGAGGTCATGCGCTACGCTATGCGCGAAACGCTCCGGCAGGGCGCAGAAGGCGCGTTCGAGACTTACGACGAACTTCGCACGGGCTGGCCGTGGCTGGACCAATCCGGTGAGCCGTGGTGCGCTGACACTCGGGACGACTTTGGGCCACATGAAGCGGATCAAGGGATGGCCCGCGAACTGGCCCGCCTGAACCTGCCGTTGTCGACATACACCGAGTTCTATTGGAAGATCGACTTGCACAACCTGTTCCACTTTCTGCGGCTCCGGGCGGACCCCCACGCGCAGATGGAGATTCGGGTTTATGCGGACGCGATCTGTGAGTTTGTCAAGGGCTGGTGTCCTGACGCCTACGAAGCCTTCGTCGACTACCGCCTGAAGGCCGTGAACCTGTCCCGCATGGAGGCCGAAGCCTTGCGCGAGTTCTTCATGTCGTGGGGGCCTGACCGTGAGAACGACGGCTGGCCGGAACCCAAGGGCTTGTCCGACCGTGAGGTCGGGGAGTTCTTCAAGAAGATGGGGCTGGGCGAATGACGGTAGACCAGATCGAAGGCAAGATCATCGCTCTCGCCGAGATGGTCTACGGAGTCCCCGTCAATGGGGGCGATCCCCTCGTGGATTCTCTTGGCCTCGATTCTCTTGAATACGCAGAGTTGGCCCTCGAATTGGAGGGCATCTGGCCGGAGATCGAAGACCGCATACCCTTGGACGGCGACGTGCTGCGCAAGGGGACGGTCTTCGAGGTCGCCCAGACCATCCACGGCCTGCTGGGGAACAGGGCATGACCCGCCCCATACGGCTCCGCTGGGCGCGCTTCCGGGCCTCCGTGGCCCGGAGGCTCCTAGACCGCCTGTTCGCGGACAGGACGGCCCTCTGGCTCGTTCGCGTGGGCAATCAGTCGCTCCCGCAGATGGAGGGCAAGATCGTCGTCGTGCGGATCGAACACGACTTCGACGGTTGGCCCGAGAGGCTGATCTTCTCGTGGCAGCCCTCCGGGATGTCCCTCTACGACATGCGGCACGTCAACGTGAAGGCGCTGCATTTTGACCGCAACTTGAAGAAGTGGGCTTTCTATGACTGTTAATCTGATCGCGCTCGTCGGCCCCCACGGGGAGATCGGCCACTCCGACGGTTCCCGCCCAGAGTTCCAAGGCGTCCGGGAATCTATGGACTGGTTTCTGTCCACAGTAGGCTCCGGCGTCGTGGTCTGCGGGCGCAAGACAGTCGATCAGATGGTCCGCGACGGCGTGGACCTCGGGCATATCCCCTACAACTTGGCAGTGTTCACGAGGCAGAACGGGCCGCCGACCGCGATGGACTACCTGCGGATGCTCTCGGGGGCCTTCCCCGGTCAGGACATCTTCATCGCTGGCGGTCTGCAAACCTACGAGGCGTTCTTGCCTTTCTGCCAGAACTTCTTCATCCGTAAGGCCGACATTCGGGGCCGTCCCGATCTGTTTTTGCCCCAGATGTTCACACCGAAGGGAACGATCCATTGAAACCTGTAAACATGAACCGCCAACAACGCCGGGCGATGGAGAAGCAATACCGTCTGCTCGGGAAGAAGACGCCTGACGTGTCCCAAGCCCGCGCCGACGGTCGCCCTCAATACTACGACATCACCGAGGGGGATCGCGTCCAGTGCGTGACCTGCGTGGCAAACGGCGTCACGGCCCAATACGGTCGCGGCGAGGCGTTTATCAACGACCCGGCCAACAGCCCCGTGCTGGATCGCAAGACCAAGAAACCCGACGGTGGTGTCTTCACGGTCTGCAAGGGCCACATCCCGGAGAACGCCGTGATCTTCGACCCGATGTCCGACCAGTGCCGCAACAAAGCAGGCGACAACACATGGACCGAGAAGGCTTGACGGTCAAACCAAACTAGACTAAGAAACCGAGTAGTCCACTCACGGACGGCCCCGGCGTGAAAAGCCCCCACCCAGACGCGCCGGGGACCAAATACCAGCGAGGCCCGTATGACCAACGCACTTGAAGTCCAGCACGGCGGAAGCCGCTACAAAGACAAGGCGATCCAGCCCGGCGAGTTCGCTATGGCGAATCAATACGATTGCTGCATCTTCTCGGCGATCAAATATGTGACCCGCCACGCCGACAAGAATGGCGAAGAAGACCTGCGCAAAGGGGAACACTTCGTTTTCCTGCGCCTCGCCACGAAGGACCTCGGCCACCGCAAAGCCGTAGCCCACATCAGCCCGAAGCATTACTGCAAGGCGAATGACCTTGGCCGCATCGAGACGGGGATCATCCTCGCGCTCCATGCGTGGGCGTCTGAACAGACCCCCGAAAACATGATGGACACAGACGGCGATGCCGACATCGCCTCGGCCATCTCAAACATGTTCAACGCGCTGATCGCCAGCGCATACCCCCATTGAGAGGAACCAAAAATGTCTGACGCTTTTGCCGCAATCCCCGGAACCATGTTGGTCCGGCTCGACCCTGAAGCGGAGCGGGGCTTTGTCGCCACGCCCATCATCGGTTGGCTGACGACCAAGGGAACACGGGTCGCCCCGCTCACGGCGCAAGCCCCGATCCCCATCCAGCATGGCGTTGCTATCGTGGTCCCCGGCAACGAGTGGATTCCCGAGATGGTCAACGACCCGACCTATCGCCTGACCTTCGATGGCGTCGAAGAATGGATGTCATTCGTTGACCGTCAAGACCCGGACAGCACCCCCACAGTGTCCAGCCACCAGCCCCACGTCGGGACCCTGCCGTGGGTCGTGTTCGACGAGAGCAAGACCTTCGTGAAAACGTCCTACTGGCACTTCAAAGACGGCTCGGACGAGTTTGTCTTCGAGGTAGCTGGGGGAGACCTCCTGCCCAACGACTCGCGTGTTGTTCGCTCGAACCGGAAGGACTTTCTTATCCTGAAGAAGACCATCCCGGTCGTCGACGCTGCGGCGCTCACGGACGGGGACATCCCGGACCCCGAGGACGGGCCTGAAATTGACGAAGAAGCGGAGGACCTGATCTAATGGCTCGCAAACCACAAGTCGCAGAGGTTGGAGACTACGAAGACGACGAGGACGATCTTGTCGGGAACCCGGCCCACACTTCAGACGGCAAGCCACGCCCCAACGAAGACGACGCGGGGGACCTCACGTCCTACCGGGTCGCGTCTGGGGAACTGCGTCAGTTCATCGAGCGCGTCGAGCTTTTGCAGGCCGAGAAGAAAGACCTCGCCGAGCAGGAGAAGGAAGTGTTCGCCGAGGCCAAGGGCCGGGGCTATGACACGAAGGTCATGCGCAAGGTGATCGCCCTGCGCAAGCGCGACTCCGACGACATCGCCGAGGAAGACGCGATCCTTGAGATGTATAAAGAAGCCCTCGGGATGTGATGACGAACCCCGTGAACCCGGAGATCAGGAACCGCATAAAGCTGGCCGTCGCGGCCTACGCCTATGAGGTCCTGAACTCCCCCTTCATGGAGGACGCCGAATACGACGCCCTGTCTTTGGAGATCGAGCCGTGGGTGAAGACCGGGAACGCCGAGATGGACGTTTTCTTCCGGGACGAGTTTGAGGCCGACACAGGGATGTGGGTTCACAAACACCCGGACATGAGGGGCCTTCACCGACTCTACAACGCATACTACGCGCCGCAGGGAGACCGGATCACACCGGACGAACTGTCTGCGATTGAGGACCTGATATGACCTGTGATGCCCTGCGCCAAGGCGACGAGATGTTCTGTTCTACCTGCAAACTGCGCTGGGGCGCTGCGGGGCATGGAGACCCCATAGAGTGTCCCCGGTCCAGCCCGGAGCCGACCGACCGGGACCTCCGGCGTCAACGGTTCGCGAAAGCGATCAACGGGCCGCATCACGACAGGCATATCGGTCGCGAGATGATGCTGAAACTGCGGGACCACAAGTGGACCCAAGCCAGCAAGGCCGAGCGCCAGACCCATTTGAA